TGCCCCTTCATACGGGTATCAAGGATAACTTCACCGATCAGCTTCATGATGTCTCTGTCGAGATCATCCATCATGACATCCCACGTACCAAAGGTAAGTGTAGTGAACGCGAAGTCACCGCGAGAACACGGAACAGTGTTGAGCTTCAGTTCAAGAGACTGAAATCCCTGTTCAAGTTCACGCTTGAGATCCCCCATAGCCATTGCACAGGATTCATCATACTCCATGTTGCATTGTTCGGAATACTTCTTAAAGGCGCTATCGTAGGTCTTCTTAGCGTACGGAAGGAGAACCTTATCAATCTCTGCAAGTGTGAACCCACCGAACTGCTGAGCAGTAGCCACAAGGGTGATGTCACCGATAACCTGAAGGGCACTAAGGACACTCGTAGGTTCCGTGTACTTCACATTGGACATCTCAAAGCCACCCTTAAGGACATTACCGATGTCAAAGAGACAACAATTAAATGAATTAAAGATCATATCTCTAAGATCATGAATGTAGATGTCTCCTCGCTTAACAAGTTCCTTCTCTTTATTAGATAGGTAGAATTGCTTATACAATTCTTTAGTCAGGTATCCTTTAATTAGAGAACCCTTAGTAGAGATAAGGGAGCTATCAAAGTTAGCATTCTCTCTGTCTCCCAAGAGAAGCACCGTATCAGCTTCACTCTTGACAGACTCAAAGGCTTTAGCGTAGGTGTTCTTGTAATCTCGATATTCCTGATAAGCCTTACCAACTTCAGGGAGGTATCTGTTGAGGGCATCAATGACATACCCATGGAGAGCTTCAGCAGTCACTTCAGTCTTCTTAAAGAGGATACCCTTAAGGTAACCATCGATCTGACAAAGTCTCCATTCAGGGTACTTAGCATTAGCTCTCTTAGTAGCCTTATCAATAGCTACCTTGATCTTGTCAAAGCACCAGTCTTCACGAGTGCCATCTTTCTTAATAACGTTGATTTCCATAGTGTGTGTGTTAAATTACTTATTAGCCTTCTCAATACTGAGCAGATAGTAGATAGCCTTATAGGCATCCTTATACTTTCTAATATCCTCAGCACTGTGATAAGCTTCCTTATTAAGCTTTTCTACAGCTTCCAGAAGCTTATGCTTAGACATAGCCATCACTTCTTCTTCCCACTTTTCATCAATCATCTTTATATTTCTCCATAATATTAATTAGAGCCTCACCATCAGACTTATCGAACTTGAACCCAAGGTATTCCACAGTGCCACTCTTATCGAATGCACTGTTGATGAATCCCTTGGCAACATCGATGTCTACCTTGTTGTTCTCATCGACGATACCTACCTGTTTCAGCATAGGCAGATACTTACCGATGAGGGTATCCGCCTGATGCAGAATCAAGAACGTACTCC